TACCATTAGTACGTAAGGTATTTGGTGCTATCGCAGCGAAAGAATTCGTTAGCGTTCAACCAATGAACTTACCTTCTGGTCTTGTATTCTTCTTAGATTTCCAATATGGTACTTCTAAGAACCCATTCTCAAGTGGTGGATCTTTATATGGTACTCGTAATACTTCAAGCGCTACTCCATTTGCTACTCCAAATGCTGAAGGTGGTTTATACGGTGCAGGTCGTTTTACTTATACTACTAACCAATTCTCAGCTTCTTTCAGTGCTACTGTGACTACAGGTTCTTGGTCTAATATCAATTATGACTCATCATTATCTGCTTCTCAAGCTGCTGGAAATATTAAGAGATTCTCAATGGATGTATCTAGTATCACAGCTTCTTTAGATGAATCTGCAGTTCGTGGATTTGTAATTCTTTCTGGATCTGCTGCTACTGTAGCTAAAGCTTTACCAGCATTCACTACATTTGATGGTACTAACCTTGTATTCTATGTAACTGCTTCAACTGCTGAAACTAACGGTACTGCAACTTCTGCTAACACAGTTCTTTTCTATAACAAGAAAACTGCTGATAACGCACGTGGTGACTTTGAAGATACAACGGCTACTTCAACATCAGTACCTAACTCTTTGAGTGCTACTACTATTGGGTCATCTATCCCAGAAATTAACATTTCTATGCAATCTCAAGCTATTACTGCTAAGACTAAAAAGTTAAAAGCAGCATGGACTCCAGAATTTGCACAAGATTTGAATGCTTACCAAAACTTAGACGCTGAAGCTGAATTAACTAACATCATGAGTGAGTACATCTCTTTAGAGATTGATCTTGAAATCTTAGATATGTTGATTGACGATGCCCCAGTTGGAAACACTGAGTACTGGTCAGCTATCAATAACGTTACTTTAGATGCTACTACTTTGCCAACTGCAAGTTTAGGTTTCTTCAACACTCAAGGTGCTTGGTTCCAAACACTTGGTACTAAGATCAATAAGATCAGTAACCGTATTCACCAATTAACCCTTCGTGGTGGTGCTAACTTCATGGTAGTATCTCCTACAGTATCAACTATCTTAGAGTCAATCCCAGGATTCGCTGCTAACGCTAATGGTGCTGAAGATATGGAATATGCATTCGGTGTACAAAAAGCTGGTCAATTCAACAGCCGTTACACTGTTTATAAGAACCCTTACATGACTGAAAATACTATCTTAGTAGGTTTCCGTGGTAAGCAGTTCCTAGAGGCAGGTGCTGTATTTGCTCCATACATTCCGTTGATCATGACTCCTCTTATCTACGATCCATCAACCTTCACACCACGTAAAGGATTGTTGACTCGTTTCGCTAAGAAGATGTTACGTCCTGAATTCTATGGTAAAGTTTACATCAACGGTTTGAACACCCTGTAAGCAACCCCTAGATAATATCTAACAATTGAGCCCAGAGTAATCTGGGCTTTTTTGTTGATATTTATACACAAATAATAAGTCATGACAGATTTCAACAGAAGTGAAGAGGCAAAAAATATCTTCAAAGAAAAGAGGAAGCCTAAAAATCCGATTAGTTTTAAAATACAACTAAACGAGGAGCAGAAAGAAGCAAAACAAGTAATCTTAGATAATCCTGTCACACTATTAAAAGGTATGGCTGGATCAGGTAAAACATTAGTTGCTTGTCAAGTTGCTTTAGATTTAATGTTTAGAAAAGACATTGAACGAATCATCATTACTAGACCCACAGTTGCTAAAGAAGAAATAGGTTTCTTACCTGGTGACTTAAAAGAAAAAATGGATCCATGGTTGGCTCCTATCTATGCTAACTTACATATGTTATATGATAAGACTAAGATAGAAAAAATGGTAGCAGATGGACAAATTGAAATCGTACCATTTGCATTTATGAGAGGTAGAACATTCCCAGACGCAGTAGTAATAGTAGACGAATGTCAAAATATTACCCATGGTCAAACTGAAATGATATTAGGTCGTTTAGGTAAAGGTGGGAAAATGATATTTTGTGGAGACATCACTCAAACAGATTTAAAACAAAAGAAAGATAGTGGTATTGGTTTCTTTACTCGTTTAGAAGCAGAAATTAAAGGAGTAAAAGTAATAACATTAAAAACAAACCATCGCCATGAGATTGTAGAGCCTATACTTGGTTTATATGCTGAATATAGAGACTAAATATTTATAGCTAAACACTAACATGGCAGCAGGAAAATACTCATTTGTAATAGAACAAGGAACAACTACAAACTTTGAGATACAATACAAAGACTCATCTAATAACCCAGTTGACTTAACTGGGTATAGTGGTAAAATGATGATTAGATCTAATTATGCTAATCAAAATCCTACCACATATGCTACATTATCTAGTTCTTTAGCTGCTGATGGTACTGGATTGAATTTTAGTGGAAGCAATGGGGATATCCCACCTACCTCCGGTTCTATAGGCATATATATATCTGCTGCATCGTCTTCGAATTTTACGTTTAATACCGCACGATATGATCTAGAAATAACATCAGGTAGTGTAGTAACTCGAATTTTAGAAGGACAAGTTAGTTTAAGCCAAGAAGTAACACGATAATGTCAGTAAACGTTAATACAACTACTAATACAATAGTAGTACAAAATGCTAATCAAACTATAACTGTAGTTGATAATGAAAATGCTAACATTGTTAATGTAACCCAACCATTAGTTAATGTTATAGAAGTAGCTTCACCTGGACCTCAAGGACCAGTAGGACCTACAGGACCACAAGGCCCATCAGGTTCTATAGGCCCATCAGGCTCTGTTGGTCCTCAAGGACCACAAGGTGTAACAGGAGCAGTTACAGGATCAGGAATTGTAATATCATTTGTTAATACAACAGTGTATAATGAATGGGATGCACCTGCAACTGGAAGTTTAACTGATGATCTAACTGGAGCACAAATTGGAGTAGTACAAAAAATATATCATAATCATACTGTAGCTCCATCTGTACCTGCAACTTGGGTAGTAGTAAGTAATGGAATTTATGTCCCAAATACTCTAAATATAATTTATGCTGAATGGGTAAAAGGAACTAGAGTAGAATACTGGATAACTCAGTAATCATGGCTAGAGCAAATAGAAGCATAGTTAACTCTAAACCCAAACCTTTCATATCAACATGGAAGACAGATAATACATCTGTAGGGTCAAGTGCTGCTAATCAAATTAGAATCCCTGTTAATCCAAGTGGATCTTATAACTTTATGGTATACTGGGGTGATAATACAAGTAGCTCAATATCATCTGCTTTCCAATCTGATTTAACACACTCATACGCATCTGCAGGAACATATAATGTGACAATGAGTGGTTATATTGGTAATATTCGATTTAATAATGGAGGAGACAGATTAAAATTATTAAGTATATCCCAATGGGGAAGTTTAAGAATAAGTGGAGGTGGTTCTCAATTTTTTGGATGCGGCAACTTAACTTTAAATAACACATCTGACACTCCAAATTTATATGCTAAACTTTCCTCAAATCCTACAATAAGTGGTTCTATGGCCGCGATGTTTAGATCATGCTCATTACTAGTAACTATTAGTCGACTTGATCAATGGGATACAAGTAAAATAGGATTTATGGGTCAAGCTTTTTACAATAATAATAAATTTAACCAAAATATAGGAAATTGGAATACAGGTCAAGTATCAGATATGCAATTTATGTTTGCTATGCCATCTACAATAATAGGAGAATTTAAAAATGGTGGTAGTGATTCTATAGGTAATTGGGATGTTAGTAATGTTAATAACATCAATTCAATGTTTTACGGTCAAGGGACTTTTAACGTTAATTTAGGAAATTGGAATGTAAGTAAAATTACTAATTTTGATTATGCATTTGCGGGTACAAGTGCAACTAGAACTAGTTCATTTAATAACGGAGGAAGTGATTCTATTAAAAATTGGAATGTATCTAGTGCATCTAGAATGTATGCTACATTTTATGGAGCTTCACAATTTAATCAACCAATTGGAAGTTGGGATGTAAGTAATGTTACTACTATGGTAGCTATGCTTGGTCATTATTATGGAGGAGATACTGGCTCATTTAATCAGCCACTAAATAATTGGAATACTAGCAAAGTAACCGATATGTCTTATTTATTCGCAGGACAATCTAATTTTAACCAAAATATAGGATCTTGGGATACATCAAATGTTACAAATATGCTTCATATGTTTAACCACCCAAGTAGTATGCCCAGAGACGGTGTATTCAATAATGGTGGAGATCCTTCTATTAAAAATTGGAATGTTAGCAAAGTAAAAGAAATGGGATATATGTTTTTAGGACAACCTTATTTTAACCAAGAAATAGGATTATGGAATGTATCTGCCCTTACATCTTCTTTAGGTATGTTCTCAGTTAATATTGCTTCTAAATTCAGCGCTAGTCAATTTAATAATAGTGGAAGTAATTCTATTCAAAATTGGAACACAATTAATCTAGTAAATGCTAATCAAATGTTTAGTAATGCTTTTGCATTTAACCAACCTTTAGGAGGATGGAAAATAACCTCAATGTCATCAGCAGTATCATTTATGTCTGGTAAAACATTTAATGATTATTCTACTTCAAATTATGATGATCTTTTAATAGGATGGGCATCTCAATCCGCTAGACCAAACGTATCAATTAATTTTGGAACAATACGATACACATTAGCTGCTTCTGCTTCAAGAGCAATATTAACATCACCACCTAATAGTTGGACAATAGTAGATGGAGGGCAAATATAATGAAATGGTACTTAGCAACAAATGAAATAGACATTTTTCATTATGGAACAATGGAAGAAGAATGGCAAATAACAACTGGCCAACCTATGTTATTTTTTTATAATACTAAAGAAGAGCTTATTATTGCTTTAGAATTATATGGACAGCAATATCAAGAACCAAATGTAATAGAAAATACAACTGAAAATACTTCTATTAACCCCCCAACTATAGAACCACCTCTCCTTGAATAATACAGTTCATTTGGTTTTGTATATTTATAACAAAATCTAACACATGAATATTCCTATATATCCTGGTTCTAGTTCATTTATGCCTGGAATGACTCCATTCGGGTTTTATGATTATGATTACCAATTTCAAATCGATGCTGATAAAGTGACTACATTTTGTGCTCGTCGATTAGGATATCCTATTATGGAAGTTGAATTACAAGATTTAAACTTCTACGCTGCTTTTGAAGAAGCAATTACTACATATGGTAACGAACTCTACGCTTATCAAGTAAGAGATAATATGTTATCACTAGAGGGTGCACCTACGTCTTCAAATTTAAATAACGCGCTTATTACGCCCAATATGGGGGCTATAGTACGTCTTTCACAACAGTATGCTGCTGAAGCAGGTGCGGGTGGAAATATAACTTACTATAGTGGAGCATTAGCACTTGAACCTGGAGTTCAAACATATGATTTAGGAGAATGGGCTATAAGCCAAAGTATATCAGGTGGAATTGAAATTAAATCTGTATTTTACCAAAACTTACCAGCTGTAAGTCAAATGTATGCTCCATTTGGAGGATTTGGAGGTTTAGGAGGAGTACCAGCAGCAGGTTTATATGGTGGAATGTATGGTGGAGGATATGGAGGTGGATACTTAATGATGCCTGTAGCATATGATGCTGCTGTAGTGCAAGGTCTAGAATTAAGCAACACAATTCGATTATCAGCATATACATTTAACATTATAAATAATAAAATTACAGTATTCCCAATACCATCAATTAATGATGCTAGAGATGGATTCTTATGGTTTGAATATATTAAAAATGAAGAAAGATTAACAAACGGATTAATAACACCAGGTGGTATAACAAATCCTTCTAATGCACCATACGGCAACCCAGTTTATACTCAAATTAATTCTGTTGGTAGACAATGGATATATGAGTATTGTTTAGCGTTATGTAAGGAAATGTTAGGATATGTTAGAGGTAAATACTCTACTGTTCCTATCCCTGATCAAAACATGACCTTAAACCAATCAGATTTATTAGCAGCTGCTACCGCAGAAAAAACAGCGTTAGTAGAAAGATTAAGAGGATATTTTGATGAAACTTCTAAAAAGGCTTTATTAGAAAGACGTTCACAAGAAAGTGATTTTAGAAGACAAGAGATTAATAATGTACCAATGACTATATTTATCGGATAATGGCACTATTTGGAGGAGCAAGAGATATTTCAATGTTTAGAAAAGTAAACAGAGAGTTGATGGGGGATGTTATCACTCAACAAATTGCATTTTACAAATATGTTTTAGATAAAACTAAAGTAAACATGTATGGAGAATCATCTGGTGGTAAGTTTTTTGATGGTCCTGTATTATTAAATGCTTTAATCACTGTAGGTGATAATACAAGTCCTACAAATGAATTTGGTGTAGATTTCAATTGGAGTATTAAAGCTGCTTTCTTAAGAGATGATTTAGTAGACACTAATGTTCATCCTGAAGTTGGAGATGTATTATTGTATCAAGAATCTTATTTTGAAATTGATAATACAAATATTAAACAATTTTTCGCAGGTAAAGATCCTGATTATCCATATAGTGCGAATCCATTAAATCCAGGCCTACAAGACTTTGGATACAATGTAAGTGTAGTATGTGAAACACACTACATTCCTGCTGATAGAATAAATATACTTCGCCAAAGGCTTTAATATTTATAATAAATGGTAGGAGTCTATAAAATAACAAGCCCAACAAATAAAATATACATAGGACAGTCAACTAATATAGAAAATAGATGGAAATATTTTTACAAAACATTAAAATGTAAAAATCAACCTAAATTATATAACTCACTTAAAAAATACGGTTTTGAGCAACATAAATTTGAAGTCATAGAAGAATGTCTTGTAGAGCAATTAGATGATAGAGAAATATATTGGGGTAAACATTATGATGTATTAGTAGAAGGACTAAATTGCAAATTAGGAGAAGGTAGAGGAGCATGTAGTGAAGAAACTAAACAAAAGATGAGTAATGCTCGTTTAGGAAAAAAAGATACTAACTCTACTAAAATAAAAAAATCTAATTCTTTAAAGGGTAAACCTAAACCTAAAGGATTTGGTAAAGCTCATAGTTTAAAATTAAAAGGTAAACCTAAACCTGAAGGATTTGGTAAAAAAATATCATCACAAAGAAAAGGAAATTGGAGTATACCTCAACATCAAATTGATGCTGGGGTAAAAGCAAGAAATAAACCTACTATCCAATATGATTTAAAAGGTAATTTCATTAAAGAACACGAATCAGCTAAGCATGCTGCTATTTATGTTGGAGTACATGATGTTAATATGAGACTACATTTAGGAGGAAAATATAAGACATGTAAAGGATTTATTTTTAAATACAAAGATTATAATGGCTAAGCAAAGAAAAGTAACACCTAAAACACAAAGAGAAATAAGTGAGTCTTTACAAGAACCACTTACACCAGGTGGTCCTGGGTTTTCTCCTACTGGTAATCCTAATGATAGTAATAATGTTAATAGAGCTACTCAAACATCTTTTAAAGATGATACCGTAAAACCATTTTCAGTAGGTTTAGAAGACTTAGACTGGGCGATAATGTATTATTTTCAAAATGTTATTAGACCAACAGTTAAACAAAATGGAGAATTAATACCTGTACCTATTATTTATGGTTCACCTGAAAAATGGAAATCATTTCAAAAAGATGGATACTATAGAGATTTAAACGGTAGGATAATGGCTCCATTATTAATGTTTAAAAGAAATAACATTGAAAAAAATAGAACTCTTACTAATAAATTAGACGCCAATCAACCTAATAACATAGCAATATCAGGTAAAAAATACAGCCAACAAAACGCTTATAGTAAGTTTAATTTATTAAACGGCATCAAGCCAGAACAAACATTATATGCCACAGTTGTACCTGATTATCTAACAGTAACATATGAATGTGCTGTATTTACTTATTACAATGAACAGTTAAATAAAATTATTGAGGCAGTAGAGTATGCTTCTGACGCTTATTGGGGAGACCCAGAACGTTTTAAATTTAAGACAAATGTAGACTCATTCCCTACAACTATTGAATTATCAGATAATGCTGAAAGGATGGTTAAAAGTACCTTTACTCTTAAAATGTTTGGTTACATTATACCTGATATAATACAAAAAGATACAACATTTGTAAGTAAATTTTCAAACAGAAACAAACTTGTAGTAACCTCAGAAACAGTAGTAGATATTAATAACTTACCAACTTCTTAATAATATTTATAATAAAAATAATTTTCATGGAAAACAAAGTTTTAACACAAGAAGAGATTCAATCTTTAAAGTCAATTCAAACTAACCAATCTAACTTGGTTCAAGCATTAGGAACAGTAGAATATCGTATTCAACTTTTAGAATTAGATAAACAAACTCTTAAATCACAACTTCAAAAACAAGTTGAAGAAGAAACTAAAATAGGTAAACAACTTCAAGAAAAATATGGTGATGGAAATATTGATTTA